AGTTGTGCCGTTCTGTGCGCCAGTTGCACCAAACCAACCAGTCTGACCGCTAGCAACGAATCCATCACCAGACATTCCTCCATACAGCAACGATACACCGTATCTACTTGTGTACGAATTTGTCATGTAATTGACGATATACTTGTTGCCAATGTACACCGTATCGCCGCCCTGCGGTGTGAAATTCGTTGTGTTGTAGTACCAGGTGTTGCCGATTGGAGTTGCAGATCTCCAGTTTTTGGGGTTGCCCCAAAAGTATGGGCCAAATACAAAGTCTCCTGATGTGGAGACCGATCCATCAATACCCGATACCCAAGCAGGAGAGCCTGATGGGCCTCCGTATTGAGCGGTGTAACCGCTGTTCGTTCCTGTGTAGCCTGTGTGGCCGCCAAACCATGCATAGATTGCCATTCTGTTTTTCTCCTGTGGAAAGGTTTGCGTAGATGCCTAGTATTTCAGTAGCGATATTTATGTCTTGGGGGATTCTGACTCTTTTGTTGCCTGCGCGGTCTTCCGCGCGGCTTCCAATTTCTTGAAGCCGTTCTGCTCCTTGATCTTGGCAATGATTTCTTTCGTCAGATCCGACTGCACAGTTGCTGCAATACCGCTCTCACCAAAGATCCGCTCCTTTTCGCTGTCGGTCATCGACTCCTTGAGGATCTGTATCATCTCCACAATCTCACGGATGGCTGTTGCGTTTCGCTTGCTGTTGATCGTAGACCATGCAACCATGCCCACAGCAATTACAAACCCAACGATGAGCAGTATCGCACCGACCATTGCGATCTGATCCATGTAACGATGTGCCGCTGATGCAAATCCAAGCATCAGCGCACCAAGCAGCGCGAGTGTTCCACCGTATCCCTTGTTCAAGAAGAACGCGACTGCTGCCCCCGCTGCAATCAGAAGAAAGCCAATGACCCAAAACATGCTGATGTAGCCGTACAATTTCTCCATGGCTTTCGCCTTGGTCTGATCCAATGCGATCTGTAGACTCGTCAGCGACTTCTCAAGTCGATTCACCTCTGCGGTCAGCGATTGCAGTTTGCCCACTTCTTTGCCGATGCTGTCTGCTGATTCAATGATGTTCGCTGCCTTGCTGTCTACACGATCAAGGAATTGCGATGCCCGATCTGTCTCCACTCCACCAGAATCGACAGCATTTTCAGACATCGGCGTATCCTCTTTCACGGATTCGATGTTGTAGATCTGTCGAATGCTCTGTGTCTCAAGCAGTATCCGCCCTGCATCTCGTTTGATGAGGGTCACCGAATCCGTAGTGTGATCCACCACGGAAGTGATTGCTGCGGATGATGCGCCCGTGGAAGGCTGAACAGGCGGTACGGTTTTGCAACCGTGGGCTAGGGCTAGAACTGCCGCTGCGAGTGTAAAGATACGCAATGATTTCATATGGGTATTTAGGCTAGTGACCCCTTGCCATAAATACTCTTATGTTCCGTGAGCAGCCCGACGAAAAGCGCGAGTTCATCAGGACGCACATCTACAGATTAGGTGAAGAGATCTCGCCAACGCTCCTTTTTCAGATCACCGCGAAAGATAGTCATAGGTATCAGGGCGAGGGGTGGCGTGAAGTCATGGTGTCGATTCAGCACCACCGAGACAAGTTGTACATACGCTACACGGGTATCAATACAGGAGGGATACGATATGCCACGCAGAAACGCGATAGTGAAGCCGAAAAGACCTCAGAAGTCAACCCCATCTTTAAAGCCTTCGGACAAGCGTTCAAGGTATTCCGTAAAGGGCCCTCGTAAGCCCGCTGCACCACGGAAGCCCCGTCCTTAAGCCTTGCTGACATCGAAAACATCGAATACGAAATTGACTGTCGCTGTCAAGACAGACGGTTCGTTTTCAGTATGCGATAGGGTGAATCCCGATATCTGCGTGGGGATCAGGTTCTGAAAATTCATGACCAACACGGGCACCTTCTTGTTGTCTAGAAAGAACAGTTTGCCGTAGTTGATCGTGGTATCAGTATCTGGCGCAATTTCCCTGAAGTCGCGGTAGGGTACTCCCGACCGCATCCACCTGACCATCTCCATGTAATTGCGGAAGTTCTCATCGATGATGAATCGGATCGAGATGTCCGAGGATGCCCTGCCACCTGGAAACTTGATGTCGTTGGCGGCAAACAGATGGTTGTATACGCTTGGAGTGGATGTCAGATTCGGTGTCTGTGCCGATGTGCAGAAGTAAGTGACATTCGGAATCTTCTCGCACACGAAGCGGTAGTTGGTGCTTGCCGCCAGATTAGTGTTGATCGGATTATTGGCAAGCGAACCGAAGTTGGTCAGTTCGGGCAACCAGTTTTTTGCATTGGGTGATGCCATCAGAACTCCTTGATGTCGAACGAGGTGAACTGGAAGGTTGCATCACATGTGATGAACGGTGCGTCAGCCACCGCAGAGTTCATCGGGATGTTGCTCAAGCCCGTGATCATCAATCCATCAAACATGACACGCGCCACGGGATGCTTCTTGTTGTCCAGTATCAGCAACTGACCCGAATCCGTGATGAGATTCATCATGCGGGCTTGCGAATTGTCCTGAAAGAACCCGTAGTAATTGAGCGATTTGCGGAACCAATCGGACATCTCAAACCAGTTGCTGAAGTCCTCGTTCACGATGAACTTGACCGATAGGTCGCCATGCTCAATCTTGTTCCCAAAAAACTTGGCTTGGGCTGCAAGGGGAATCGGAACCCGAATCGGTTCCATCGTCATGGATGGGAACGATACCTCAGTACAAAAGTAGACCGCCGACCTTACCTTCGGAATCATCAATCGAAAGTTGGTAGAGAACGCAGGGTTCGTGTTCAACGGCTGTCGATTGATCCCACCATGCACGATGTCATCGGGTATGTTGTTCATCGGATGTATTTAGACCCAAAATGAAAGAGTGGGGTCTTTCGACCCCACCCTTCTGTGTGTAACACTCTCTCTACTAGGTATCAGAACAGGTTGGTGACCTTCACGATGCGGTAGTAGATGTTCTTGCGCGTAGCGTTCGACGAGTACGGATCGGAAACCGATGCGCCGTCCTTGATCGTAGCGAAAGGGTTGTTGACAAGACCGTAACGGGTCTTGAAGCCAATCTTCGGCTGGAACGAGTTCTCACCGACTGCGCGTACCATCTGTAGGGGGACATATGGGCAGTAGAACATGCCTGCGTCATATGCGCTGGAACCCTTATAGCCCGCCATGAAGAAGTCATACGAAGTGGTCATGGACGAGTACGGATCAATGTAGACGCGCAACTTGCCGTTCAGCACACCAGCGAAGGTGTTGCCTGTGTCATCGACATTCAGGTTGGTGCTGAGGGCGGGAGCATAGTCCAGAACGCCAGCCATGCTCAGAGCCGAAGCAACATCCGAGGAGCAGACAATGAAGTTGCCCTTTCCACGGCGTGTTTCCTTGGCGATCTGATTGCACTCACGCTCAATCTGGAACAGCAGACCCTTGAACTTCTCAACGCTCCAACGACCGTTGGAGTCAACATTGAGGTCGAAGACACCCTGTGTCTGAGTCGTGCCGCTCTTTGCACCCAACTTGGCGTTGTTGTAGATCACGCGAACGACTTCGCGGTTGATCTCAGCAAGGATTTCGCTGGACAGGATGTTGGCGAGTTCGGTCTCAGCGTCGAGGCCGTGGATCGCCTTGAGATCCTGAGCGAGTTCCATCGTGTACTCAGCCTTGAGGGCGCGGGTCTTTGCTTCGACCGTTGTCTTCTCGATGCTGAATGCCATCTGTGGGAACGGGTTGGCTGCGCTATCACCGAGTGCTTCACCCTTGTAGGTGGTGTAGCCAGGTGTACCAGCAACGCCTGCGGGAGTGCCGAGACCGCTGACTGGATCAACGCCAGCCTGCGAGAACGGATCGGTTGTGTCACCGAAGCCCTGAGCGGTCGAACCGCTGGAACCCGAGCCACCGAAAGCGGTATCGGCTTCCTGATAGAGGGCTTCCGATCCACCCTGATTGATGTAGCGCGAACGCATTGCGAAGATAAGCCCTGTCGGGCCGCTCATCGGCTGAACGCCGCAGATGTCATAGGCGATCAGGTTCGGCATTGCGCGACGAACGAGGCTGATCAGGATCGGATCCCAACGAGCAACATTGCCGCCGCCTTCTTGACCGACCGACTGTGCGCCGCTGAAGTTGGAGGGGGCTGCTTCCTTGAGGTACTGCTCCTGGTTTTCCAGTAGCATGGTTGTAACTACCTTACGGTAGTTGTCCTTGATTGCGGGTAGATCCGCATGCTCAAGGATGGGTTGCCACTTCTTCTGAAGGGCTTCTGAAATGGTGAGTTCCATTATGGATTCTCCTTATTGGTGTTGAAAGTGAAACTAACGGATATTTAGCGTTGTTGCTATTTACCTTTTGGAAATGCGGCTGAGTGTGTTGGCGTATGCCTTCATCGACTCGCTGAGATTTTCAATCTGACCGCCGATTGAGGTCTCATCAATGGTCTCTTCAGCAGTAGCAGCAATTTCCTCGGTGAGGACAGGTTTGCTCTTTCCGCTGAAGTACGACTCCTTGATGATCTCCAACTTGCTGCGGACATCTGTCTCCTCGCCATCAAGGGTAACCCCTTCAGCGAGAGTGCGGAAACGCTCCTTCTGAGTGACTGTCAGGTCAGAAGCCATCTCATCGAGAATTTGCTCCCGACGATAGTCCTTGACCTCTTCAGCCAACTTGACATTCTTCATGATCTCCTCGTCAAGACGAGCCTTCAACTGCTCGGCAGTCTCTGCCATCTTGTCAGCCAAGTCAACCTTGGCTTCGGGAACCATGATGTCATGCTCAACGAACAGGCTGCGTAGACCGCTCATGAACTCTTCAGCGACCTCGGTGCGGATGCCCTTCTCGACAGCGAGACGGTTCTCACTCAGCCACTCTTCGATGACATAAGAGAGATACGAGTCCAACTGCTCGGTGAGGGCAGTCTTGCTCTCTTCGATGCTTGTGGTGAGACGGTTGCTGTACTCCTCTTCCAACTCAGCACGGATCTCTTCAACGCGCTCATTGAGAGCAGCCTCAAAGATGGTCGATGCCTTGGTCTTGAAGTTCTCGCTCAGTTCTTCGCCATCGAACATGGCAGTCATGTGGACATCGATGTCCTCACGCATAGCCTTCTTCGCCTTGACGCTGGCGGTCAACTTAGCCTTAGAGTCGCCGTTGGCGGCACCAACATCGACGGGGCCTGGAATGGATGCACCCTTGCCTGTGCCATCCTTGTAGAGTCCAGCGAACTTGCCGCTGCCTGCACCCGCCTTGGATGCATTGGCGACCTTGCTGGTCTCCTCTTCTTCCTCTTCCTCTGCCATGCCCTTCTTGGAAGCAAGATTCTTCATCTGCTTGTTCTTTGCGCTATTCGCATCGTCTTCGGTGAGGGAATCGGTTTCCTCTGCGGTGACCTCTTCCTCATCGAGGATGACTTCTTCGATTTCCTCGTTCTGATAATCCATGGGGTTCTCCTTGGTATTGGTTATTTATGCACCTGTAACATTAGGCTTACAACTTATCGATGAATCGCTTGAATGCGTTCACCATCTGCTCCTCCAACTTCCGAGAGGAAGCCTTGCGGATGGACTGCTTGATTTCATCAATTTCTTTTGCGACGAGCAGCCCGTTTTCAAAGATCCATTCACGACCTTCCATCACGCCCCGCACAAATGCCTCGGGAGCGGAGGGATCAGCGACAATGTCTGCTGCTGTGGAAATACGGAAATCGTCCTTCACATAGTTCGCGCCATTCTTCTCTTCAAGTGAGCCTACGCCACGGGACGAGACACCCAACTTGGCACCCTCGTCCATAAGATTCTTTACGATCTTGCCATATGGGGTATCCATGATTTTGGCTTTGCCGTAGAAGTTCTTGCCATCAGGAGCGAGTTCCGAGATCATGTGCGAGACGCGCTCTAGGTTGATGGTCGGCCCTTCGGGGTGACCCAACTCACCGAACGCTCTCTTTTGCTCAACGAACTCTTTGCGGTACTGTTCGACCTTGTCCTTGAGCATCTTGAACTCATAGACACGACCGTTACGGTTCTTGATGTCGCCCTGTAGGAAGGTGCCTTCGATGAAATATGACTTCTGACCGTTCTTTTCCTCGGTCAGGATCTCGATGCTCTCGTTGACTTCGCAGATGAGTTTCATCCGAATGCTCCTTTAGATGGTGAATTCCACAAACATGCAGCCATATCCATAAAGACCAGAATTGTTTGCCGCCTGATTATCTAGGGTTACGGTTACTTTTCCGTCTGACAATACCTGTGGGATCGAATATTTGGGATATGCATGCTCATCATTACCAACTGGGGTGCGAACCATGAGCATGAGGTTGCTCTTATCTGCCGAGTTCGTATGGATTGCAGTTCCACCCGATGCAATCGACCAACAGGTATAGTTCGCTGCGCCCGCAGCAACACCACCCGATGACACCCATATGGCACCAAGTTTTGCGGTTCCTGCCGTAATGCCGCTACTTCCCGACAAATCGCCAAATGCGGAGGCTGTCACCCCGATGGTGATTGGCAAATACCCCGTGATGGCATCTCCCGATACACCGCCTGCGCTGATCAGAAAAACCGAACGGTTGTTCTTACGCACAATATTGTTTACGGAGATGTACTGAAATACGCCTGCCATTTGTTCAGTTCAAAGTACGAATTCAAGAATGATCGTTCCCGTTACCGTCGATGGAGTGATGGTGATATTTCCTGTCGGAGTGGTTGCGGTATTGGGAATGGTGAATCGTTCAAAAATGAAATCGATGTTTCCTGCCGCACCAGAATCGAACGCAGTCGCTCCAGGGGTTCCTTCGTATGTCAGCAAATATCGTGCGTTACATGAAGATCTGATGGATGCGATCTTTGCCGTATTTGCCGTGATGCCTGTGGTCATCTGGTAGAACACATCATTCACACCACCAGCGGTTGCACCATTTGCAAATGCGCTACCCGTGATACTAGATGTGATAGCCGTAGTGTGTGCTGACAATTGCCACTTCTTCACCAACCGCTTCTGCGTGTTGACTAGTGTCTGCTCTGTGTAAGACATTAGACGATCTCTCCTTTGTCGTTTGCCCGTGCGAAATTGACTGCCTGTTCGTAGCCCTGCTTGCTTTCGACAGCAAAGACGAGGAAGGCAGTCTGTTTTGCTTCGCTCAGGGTGTCATGCATCAAAGCGAGTGCCCGCGCATGTCTTGGGTTGATTGGCTGAAGATCGCCGTTCATCATTCGGAACTCCACCGTGCTTTCGCTTGTGATGGATTCGGTAATTGCCTTGAGAAGACGATTCGCCCCATTGATGCACATGATCTCTTCCTTGATCTCGTCCACCATGTTTTTGGCGAAAGCCATTGCAAGGGTATCGTTGGATGTGATCACAACGGAACCGCCATCAATCACAGCGACATCCGCTCTTCCTTCAAGGACAGATAGGTTGGTTGCGAATTCACTCGCAGCCTTGTCGCTCTTGAACTTGATGGTGATCTTGCCCATTAGCCCTTCCAATTCGCCTTGACATAGGAGAAGAATTCCTTCTTCTTGGAATCGTCCATCTTGGCAGGGGAAGATGCCCCGAATTTCTTGAGAGCCTTGTCAAAGAAAGCACGGTATTCCTTCTGCTTCTTCGACAGTTCCTCTTCATCTAGCATCTTGCCATGTGGTGGCAGGATGTCGTGATCCTCTGCCTTGTAGTTCTTCTTGACATAGTTGAACAGTTCCTTCTTCTTGGCATCGTCCAAGTCGGCGGGCGAGTCAGCCCCGAACTTCTTGAGTGCCTTGTTGAAGAAAGCGCGGTACTTCTTCTGCGCGGGCGATAGGTCTCCCTCGCTCATTGCGAACTTGTCCTTGATCAGGATTGCACCCGCTTCGACAACAGGCTCTGCTGCCTCGTCAACGGATTCCTTGACATTACCCATCAGCGTCTTCTTCTTTGCCTCGCGCAACTTCTTGTACATCTCCACGCGCTGCATGGCTTCGCGGAAACCACGGGTGCGACCGTCGATCTCGACGCTGTATCTCTGACGATTCTCCTTGTTGAAGTCGATTGGCTCGGGCACCGATGCACCCTTGCCGCTGCCATCATCGTAGAGACCATTCCATTTGTTGCCCTTTGTCTTTGCTTCACGCATCTGACGGGCTACGGACAGTCTTTCGACTGTGCGGTGGTACTCTCCCTTGCGGGCATCGACATCTACCTTCTCGTTGAGATTCTCGTCTGACATGGATTCCTCTCTTACTTTCCACCGAATGACGGCTTCTTTTTCTTTGGATCGACGGGTGGCTTGCCACCCTCCAATTCTTTCTTCTTGAGATCGGCATCCGCGACCTCGTTTGGCTTACCCGCATCGACAGGCGCAGCGACCTGTGCAACACCAGCATTCTTGTCCTTGTTGATCTGCGCGGTCATGTTCGCAGCCAACTGCGGATCCTTCTTGACATCCTTCACCATACCGTCAAGATATTCCTTGGTTGCCTTCATTGCTGCCTTCGGGCCTGGGAAGAACTCCCAACGCCGACCGTTGATATAGACACGGACAGGCTTACCAAATCCCGTACCCAACTGCTTGATGATGATGTCCTGACCCTTGTACTTCTGCGAGGAGTGGTAAAACTCCTTTTCAAAGTTGGGGTCAAGTGACATGTCATCCTTGGCAGATCCTGCTGCCGTAGGAACGATCTTGAGATCACCAGCCTTCATGGGTGTGGTGACGGGGGGTGCAGATGGTGCGCCAGGCAGATTCTCGGGAAGAGGCTGTGGATCTTCCTTCACACCCGTGACGATCTGACCAGAGAGAGCCTTCTTCAGTTCCTCTATCTTGCTGTGAATACGAGAGGCCAACTCTTTCTGAATGAGGCTCTTGAACTTCGGAGCCTCCTTTCGAATGAGGGTCTCAATGACCGACTTGAGGAGTTTGTCTGTTTCGCTCTCTTCCATGTGCCCCTCTTATACGAGACCGAACTGCGTGTTGTCGGGTTCGATCTTGCCTTGATTGCGTTCACGCTCAATCTCCCGATCCATCTGCTTGATCTCGGCTTCATTGAAGCCAAGCACATTTTTGCGTACCCATTCGTGAGAATAGTACTTACCTATGTATGGTTTAATATTCCCCAACTCTTCGATTTGCTGCCGCCGAACCTCGGCGTTCTTGAGTTCCGTGAACAGGTTGTCCTTGAGGAAGTCGAAGTAAATCGCCTCCTTCATCTCGTTCCACTCCTCAGAAGTGATGACCTTCTTGAGGATCAACTGCTTCTTGAGGACATCGAAGAAGAACTCGCAGAACTTGGTGCGAAGCCTGTGGATGTATTTGGTGAATCGCACTTCGTCGCGGGTGATCTCGGTTGAGCGACCAAGCATGAACTGCTTGTCTTGCTCCAAGCGGCTCACGGGGACGGACAGGGCACGATACAGTTTCTTTTGGAAATACACGACATCCGTCAGTTCTCCAAGATTCTGACCACCCTGCAAGGTGGTGATCTCGGTACCACGGCTACCTTCACGGCGGGGGAGCCAATAGTCCTCAAGCATGCTCATGAACTTCTTGTCATCGCGTACCTCACCCGTGCCTGCGTCATAGACGAGACGATTGCGGTAGCGGTTCATGAGATCCTTGACATACTGCTCTGCCTTGGTCTTCGGGAGGTTACCGACATCGATGTAGAAGATGCGGCGTTCAGGCGCACGGCTCATGCGATAGATGACGATGGCATCCTCAAGCATGCGAAGTTGGTTCAGGGGCTTGATTGCCTTGTGCAGGAAGCCGACCGTTCTCTTGTAGCGGCTGTCCATGAGACCCGACGAGCAGAATGCGATTGCATCCTCGCTAATCTTGATACCCGATGGGTTGCCTCCTGCACGGGGATTGTCCTTGTTGTACAGGTAGAAATCGCGGTACCCCGTGATGATCTTGGTACCGTTCTTCATCGTTTCCTTGGTGTACTCACGGATCTTCTGAATGTTCATCGGATCGACATAGCGCAGTTCAAGGAGACCCTTCTGCGGGTTCTCTTCATCGATGATCAGGTGGAAGAATATCTTGCCATCGACATACCAACGGCGGAAGATCTCCGTGCCCTTGGTCTCAAACTGCATGACACGAAGGATATTGCGGAACTCTTCGTGAATGCGCTCCTTAACATTGTCGCTTGCCTTCAGGCGGTCAAGGACAATCTTCACGGGTGACTTCTTCTCACCCACGACGATGGCTTCGTTTATCACATCATCGACTGCTACCTCGACAACGGGATCCTGTGCCATCTCGCGGTACTTCATGGTCAGTTCGAAATCGTTGCGGACGGTGCCGTCAAGATCGACATACTGACCATAGAAGCCACCCGCTTCAACAGGAATGGCTCCGTCATCGAATGTCGGAACGACAAACGACTTGAGAGCCTTTTCCTGCTGCTTCTCTTTCTTAGAACGCTCTAGGCGAAATCCGAAAAGTTCCATTATGTAGATTCCTCATGACCTTTCAATTAGGTGGTTACATTTTCAATTTCGAAGTACTGATATGAAATGGTCACATCAAATGTGGAAGGCTCGGATTGCGCTGCCATGTCCATGGTTGTCTCAGCGATGGTTGTTGGCCAGCATCCAACCATCTTGTATCTGGCAATTGGATTGCCTTCACGGGTTAGGGGGGTAATCGTCCAGTCGGTCATGAACTGATTCATACTATTTGGGCCGACATTGGTGCGATTCGTATTCATGAGGTTCATCCACGCCTCAAACGACTTACGCAAGCCATAGGTGCCATCGTTGTAGCAGGAGATCGACCAATCTGCGAAGGTACGGTCTCCTGGATACTTGAATGGGCGACCCATGTAATAGGCTTGGTTGACATTGAGGGTGGATGATGGGATCTTGGAAGCCTTGCACAGGAACGAAACCTGTGAAGAGGGATTTCCACCACCAACGGCTGCTGCGACAGCGTTGATGGCTCCACCGACCGCCCCACCGAACAGGGCACCCGCTACTGCGGCAGCACCCTGAATGGATTGAGTGCTGTTGCCTGGGAAGTTGCCTTGGACAAGGAACAGGTTGTTTCTTGCAAGACCATTGATGAGGTTAGCGCGAAATGCGTCGATGCTGAACTGTGACATTTAGGACTCCTTGTGGGTATTTAGTGGGTTTCCTGCATCACAAATCAGGCACCGACCTCGCTGAAGTTCACGCCAGTACGAGTGGCGATGAAGTTCAACTGGATGAAGTTGATGCTGCGGGCGGGCTTGATGTAGATGTCAGCCACGAAGCGATTGCTATCAATTACTTCAGGCGTGTTGTTCTTCTCGTCGCACACGACCTTGAAGTCGATGATACCGCGACGAGCCTGAACATCACGCAGGAATGGTTCAACAAGTGAACGGAACTGTGCGCGTGTGAAGGCATCGTTGAACTCAAACAGCGAGTACTTCGAAGCCGTGGCAATTGCCTTCTCAAGCACGATGAACAGACGGCGCACATTGATGCGGTCGAATGCCGAGGGCTTGGCTTGGGCAGTCTTGTCTCCGTAGAGGACGGTGCCTTCGCCCGAGAAGGTAGCAACAGGATTGATGCCGTTCTTGTACAGCCTGTCTCTTGCTGCCTGACGCGGTTGGAACGCCAACTTGATGACACCACGAACCTGACCACGATTGAAGCCTGCGGGGCTGTACCAAGGATCGAAGTTGGTATCGGTGCGGGCACAGAGACCAGCAATGTCGCCGTTCAGCGGAATCCAACGGTTCGTATCGTTGTAGATGTCGTATTGATACTTGTAACCGCTATCGATCACGACATATGAGGACGATCCGATGTTGTTGCGATACTGTACTGCACGATCCAACTTGACCTGATCGGTCTCATTCGGATCCTTGTTCGGTGCAGACAGGAATGCAACGCAGTCCTTACGGGCATCGACAAGATCCTTGAGCATCGGGCCTACAAGTCCGCTGATTGTGTCCGTCGAGTTTCCAGGCGTGAATGTCTTCTCTGGGCCGCCGATGAGCAGATTGACATCTACCGTTTCGGCATCTTCGAACATGCGGTATCCCTCTGGATCCGAATCAAGATCCTGACCAAATGCAACCTTGCTGTAATTGGTGAGATCTGCTGCTACACCATTCGATCCACCGCGAAGATTCCAAATACCCACACCGAAAGAGGTATTGGTTGCGGTTATACCCGTTCCAGTAGCACCAAGCGTATTGGTCAGGTACCAGTTTTGCGAGTTCACAGTTCCCCATGGGCCAGTTGCTCCCTTGAGCAAATCTGCATATGCATTTGCACCACTCTTCGGAAGAGCAGCGATATACTTCGATGTTCTATTGATGACATCGACATAGTAGAGACTCTGACCTTGAGACGAAGTGACCGTGGGAAGAACCGACATTCCGCTGAACTTCTCAAGAATGGATCCACGGGTACCCGAGAACAAGCCACCACGGTCAATCACGATAGCATGGAACTCGTCATTCGAACCGCCAAGAGATTCGACATAGGTGGTCGTATTGGGAGCAGCATCAAACTGCGATGCATATGTCCAATCCGAGAAACTGTGACCATATGCGGTAACACCAGCAGCACCAGTTGCGTCAACCGCCTTGCTTCCGCAGATCTGTACCTCTAGGGTATTGCCGATTGCACCAGGGTAACGAGCAACGAATGCGCCCAGGTCGGCAATGTATACATTTCCAGCATCGAACTTGTCATCGTTCTCCAACAGGGCATAGTCCTGTGACCATGCGCCACCATGAGATGCTCCCGTGGCACCAAATCCGTTGGCATTCACCATTCCGCTGATCTTGGAGCGAACGACCTGTAGGTTGTTGCCGTATCCAAGGAAGTTGGCGGCAGGGAACCACCATTCGGCTACCACATCATCGGGGGTGCCGAACAGTTGGACTAGGTTGTTTTCGCTGTCAACGAGAATACGCTTATTGCAGGGGCCCCAATTGAATAGGCCCACGATGCCTGCATTGGTTGTCGCAACAGCAGGGACGATTGTGGTCAAGTCCTTTTCTGTTACATTTACGCCTGGGGAAAGTTGGAATGCCATCTCAGTCTCCTTGGATTGGTTTGATAGACGGGGGTATTTATTCGTTTGCCCATTTCACGCATTCAAAGGATCTCATTTGCATCGTCAAGCCAAGACTTGTCCCGCCTAGATTGTTTATGTTCTGCGCTAGGTTCGCTTGCTAGCATCCGTGATGCCTCTGCCATCTCATCTTCGGAGGTGTCAAAGAATCCAAAGGGGGTGAGATCCTCCTCCAGTTTCTTCAGTTTTTCCTCAAATAGTCGCTTGCGGACATCTAGGTTGACCAAGTCCTTGAAATACTCCTGCGTGGTCAGCCACCCGAACATGACAAGGCATGCCACCAGATCGTCGTTGTAGCCTTCCTGTGCCTCGTAAGAACCTGCCCTGGAGACATAGGTACTGATTTCAGCAATGATGTCGAAATCGTTTACTATCAATTTGTCCCCTTCGATCATCTCCTTGATGATAGAGCAGCCTGCCTTCTTGACTTGACTGCTCATCTTGATGCCGTTGTATGTCCTGCCTCCACCAAAGCCTTCACCGACCTTCTGACCCTTCTTGCCCTTGATGGAGATCGTGATGATGTTCTCGTACTCCAACTCATCCTTTAAGATGTCTGCTACCTGTTGCCCCGTGTCGTTGATTTCGACAAGAATATACGATTCGTTGTATTTTTCAGCAATGTTTTTGATCAGATTCGGGAACACGGGGATCGGAATGGTGTTATTGCGATATCTTGCGACCACTCTGTATGGCATGGCGGTTACATCGACCACCACCATGGCGTTGTAGTCCTGTCCGATGGCACGGCTTGAATCGACAAGGGTGGCATAGATGTTGCCCTTCTTCGG